TCCCGCCGGAAGGCCGCGGAAGCCGTCGATGAGACGCTCCGTATCGGCAATCACGGGATTATTCCTCCATCATTCCGCTGCGGATGGCTTCGTCAAAGCCCATCTCTTCGGCGGCTGCGGCGTCGGTCTCGGGGGCTTCCTCGGAAGCACCTTCGACGGGGAGACCGTCAACGGCGACCAAGGTGAGTCCGTCAGATTCGAGGCGCAGGGTGGCAAGCGCGTCAAAGGTGGAGCCTTCGGTCACGCCATCGGGCGGAACCATGCCTTCGGGAATAGGGAATTTCATAGTGTTTGGTTTCTTTGTTCAAGCCACGCCATCATCGGCGGGACAGAGTTTAATATAGCAGCATAAGCCGCCGCGACCTCCGGAACTTCTTCGATCGCTTTCCAAAGTTCGTCGGTCGACATCTTAATCAAAAAGTTTTCGGGTGCGATTTGTTTGGTGTCGGCGTTGTAGGGGAGAAACTCGGCTTCCATTTTTCCTTGGTCTACGGTTTTGCTTTCCAGAAGAAGCCGCTTGATCCAGAGACTCGCAAACACCACCTCGGGGGTGGCGGGAAAGACAAGCGGGGTCGGTGAAGGGATGTTCATGCTAGAAATGGAGCACCTCTGGCACCCTGGGAGCCGAAGCTCCCAGAGTGATGTGAGGTGCTACCTTAGTAGCAAGCGACCAGATCGAGGGCGCGCTGGCAGCGTTTGTGGCGAACCACAAAGCCGAGGTCAGGACGCTCCACTTTCGGGCCGTAAGCGAACAGGGCGCGGAAGAAGCCGACGTTAGAATCGACGTTACAATTCCGGTCAGGGATGTTCCGGAAAACAAATTCTCCGGTCCAGCTATACTGAGGATTGTATTTCATCGGGCTAGTCGTCTTCGGCTTCGGAATAAGAACCTTCAACACGTCAGCGTGATAAATCACGGTGTCGGTGTATTCGGCGTTCTTATACAGATCCGAAACTTCCCACTTGTCACCCTTCGTCGTCGGAGTCGACGCGAACGGCTCACGACGAACCCACGCACCGCCGACGAAGTCGTAACGGGGCGGGAACTCAACCGTGAAGAAGCGGAAGCCGCGATACACGCCGGAGAGTCCGGGCGCTCCGAGCATCGGGGACTGGGTCTCCGAGCCTTCGAAAGCGTAACGGAAGTCGTCACGGGTGTTGGCGTCTTGACGCTTGAGGTCATGGAACGTGAAACGCTCGCCGACCGCCGCATAGATGGGGGTCATCTCGTCGACACGGGCGAACGGGTTGATGCCGCCGCCTGCGTAGCCCAACTGCTCGTAAATTGCCTCGAGGATTCCCCAGGTCAATTTAGAAGTGGCGGGCGTGACAGGAAAGGACGAGCTACCGGACGGGAGGTTCGCCGCTGCGACCATTTTGGTGCCGCAAGCCGCGATATACTCGTCCTGATAAGCGTTGGTCCAAACCCATTTCGTGTTCTCGGAGAGAACGCGAACGATGTTTTTGACCTGATCCTCGACCTGCCAAGCGAACTGAAGGTCGTCCAAACAGATGTCGGGCGAGTTCAGAGCCGCCTTTTTCAGGCTGGTCGAACGCAGGGTGATGCCGAAATTGTCGATCGACTGACCGGCAGTTTGGCAGGTGCCGCCCGCTTCGCCGTCCGAGGACTCCCACGAAGTGAAAGAAACCGGGCTGGACGAGAGCGTGCGCTCATAGATGGGATACTGATATTCTGTCCCCTGACCGTCCATCCACTGTTCGCGGGGAAGGTATTTGAGGTAGAAATCACTGTTGATGATGTTCTTGGAGACGTTGTTCCGGATAAGGCCGGCGTGCTCCACAAACAATGCTTCGATGTTATTGCAAGCCATAGTGCTTGTTGTTCTCCTTATTTATGCGGTTATTACCTCGCCTTAGTCGGAGACCGCACATGCGGAGCCGGACGGGGTGATGACCACGTTGTTCTCCCCGCCGCGGAACAGGCTTACACGCGAACCTAACTCTATTTGATTTCTACCGGATGATTGCCGCTACCCGTAAACGTGAGATTAAATTACGCCCGTTTAAGAGGTTGTCAAATTACGGGTTTATTATACATGCAAAGGGAGGGGGCAAAATGTCCCCCTCCCTCGCGTCCGGTCACCGAAGTTTCCGGAGGGATTTTAAGCTAACCCCGACTTGATAGCCGAAAAGAAGTCGTCGAATTCCTTCTTCTCCTCTTGGCCGGTGCCGACGATCGGATCAGCCGCTCCCCCACCCGCGCCGGGCTTGGCCGACTGGTATTTGCCGAGGGTCTTATTCAACTCCGCGGTCTTGCGGAAGAGGTTCTGAACAAGGCCAAACAGGAACGGAGCCGAAGCCGCACGCAAAGCCAACTCGGCCCGCGCTTGGTCATTTTCGGCGACATAGTCCCAGTTCAATCCCGTGGCAAACTTCTCCACTTCTGCGATCTGGGCGTTCCAGGCGTCGTCGCCGTCCCTCCGTTTGAAGATCGGAGCCTTCTCGGTAACATCGCCCCACACCTTCTCCAGGGTGTTGCGATACTGCTTGCCACGCTGCTCGATGAACGCTTTCTGCTGTTCCTCGTGGTGGGCTTGGATTTTTTCCAAAGCCAGCTTCGCGTTGTTACGCACCTTGTTGGCGATCCCTTCGACCTTCTGCCACTCCTCGGCCATCTCGTAGAAACGGAACCGATCGCGGTCATTCATCCCGCTGGCCATATCGACCAAGAGTTCAGTCTGCTTCTCTGGATCAGCTTCAGCAAACGCCACTCGGGCGTCGACCTCGCGGAATTCATACTTCTTGGCGAAGGACTCAAGCTGCTTGTTGATCCGTTCGCGGGGCACCGCGACCGCATCCTTGAACTCCTTGGTTGCCTCGACACGGGCAATCTGAAGCTCGCGCTCGTAGGCATCGACCGTCTCACGGAGAGCTTTAACCTCGTCGGGGGCGACATCGGTCGACTTCTTCTCCAGTTCGACGAGCTTGGCTTCGAGTTCCTCGCGCTTACGGCGCTCCTCTTTCAAAGCCTTGCGCTGCTCGGCCCAGGCATTCTTCGCCTTCTCGGTCGCCGCGATATCCGCGGGCGGTTCCTCGTCGGGGTCGAGCTTGGGTTCAGCCTTCTTCGGTCCGCCCAGGAGTTCAGCCAAAGTATCGGCATCGGCAGTGGCCGGAGCTTCTTCCTTGGTCGGCTCCGCAGCGGGTTCCGCTTTCGGGGCTTCGGTTTTGGTCTCGGGAGCCTTGGGAGCTTCCGCCTTCGGGGCCTCGGGCGCGGGAGCGGTGGGCTCTTTGCCGAGGTTGTTGAACGCTTCGCTCATGGATCGAGCCACGTCGAAGGTCATGGTGCCACCGGCTTCGGAGAGTTCCGGAGTCGTGGTTGTTTGGTTGTCTGACGCCGGGGCAGACGGGTTACTCGGCGTGGTTGGTTCTGCCATAAAATTTTACTCGTCGACCAAGTTCGGCATGAGGTCTTTGGTCGAGGGAACGACCTTGATCGGGGTCGCCAAGGCTTCGAGGGAACGCAGCGCGTGGAAGAACCCTTCGCGTCTAGCGTTTTGCAGGGCGTTGAAGATTAGAAAGTCGACATCGCTCGGAACCGGCATCTCAGCCGGCTCTCCGAGATCGCGGAGCACTTCGAGGGCCGCTTGCACCGAGGGGTGGCGCATCACTTCGGCGAGTCCGCCTTGCAGGAGTTCGTTGCGGCGGAATGAGTTCAGGTTGTGTTTCATAAAGTAGTTGCGGGGTTATTACGCCTTGCTCGGATGAATCCGCAGATAGGCACGAGCCAGCGAGAGGTTGCGTTTCTTGAGCCAGACCCCGTCGCCCGTCTCCGAGTCGCGGGTGCCGCGGCCGTTGGTGTTGCCCTCGACCACATCGATCGTCCGAGCCCCTACCCCGACGACGATTCCCGTGTGGGAGAAGTCAAAGACGACGATGTCGCCCACCGCAGCCTTCGCCTTCTCTGGCAGCACGGTCACGGTGTTCGGGCGCTTCTCGGCCCACTCGATCAGCCCAAAAGCCCGCGCCGTTCTAGGACGCCACTTCTCGGGGGTCATCAGCTTCAGCCCGAGCCACTTCTTTGCTTCGGGATACCCAAGCCACTGCTGAAGACTCCAGCATACAAACGCACTACACCAAGGCCACGCGCCGGGCGCGAGATTGGTCGCCGCTTGATACACGCGGATCTTGGTTCCGCGGTTGTTGCCTCCGGATTCACGGACACCCACTTGGGACATCGCGACATCTGCCAGTTTTTCGATCATTCTAAAAATCCGCTCCGCCTTTGATCGCTATGTGGAATTTGTTGCCCAGTTTTATCTCCGGCCTTATCGACCCGAGCAGCCGCACGAACAACGGCCTTTGGTCTTCCGCTTCACTTTTCGCGAAACACGCTTCATGGATCACTTCGTCGCGATAGCTTTGCGAACCTCGGTGTAGGTGACCGGCCCAGGAATCCCGTCTTGGTCGGTATTGACGAGCGCCTGAATCCGTTTGATGCCCGGAGTTTGGGCCGCGTTCGTGGCGTAGTTCACTGCGGCCATGATCGCGGCCACGATAAAACCCACGATCGCGGTCTGGTCGATCTGTCCGGCGAGACCGGCGTCGAAAGCAGCGACCTTGGCCACGAGCATGGCGACGAAGCCCGCGATGACGGGAGTGAGGATCCCTCCGGACTTCGAGACGAGGAACTTGAGCAGACTGAGTTTGAGCTTATCCATGTTATTTGTCCTCCAAGCGCATCCGCTGGACGGCGGATTCGATGGTGAAACGGAGCAGACTCTCCGTGGCCAAGACACCGATTGCCGTGGCCTCGTTGCGGAGACGGCCGACGGCGAAAGCGCGTTTCTCCGCGCTCGTTTTGTCGCTCGCGGCTAGTTCACGCACGATGGTCAGGGCCAACGGCAAAAGCGCACTGGCACCTGAGACGAAGAGCGCCCGCAGGACAGGCGCATAAAAGTTCCACACGGCGGAACCCACTCCCAATACTTTGGCGATGATGTTTTTCATAGAGGTTATGTGGTTATTACTATCGGTGCAGGAAAGCCGAGCGCAACCCGTCCATAAGAAAAGCGCCCATCGCACCGACCGCTCCGGCGATCCCGTAGATCGTCGCTTTGGTCGATTCCAGGTGTTTGAGCCGATCGTCATGTTTCTCAAACGATCTCCGGAAGGACTCCTGGTGCTCCAAGATCAGGTCGACCTTGGTCTCCAACCGCGCCAATCTTTCACCATCGAAGCTCATCGACAGAGATTCTTCCTTCCGTCGGCGAGAACCGTCGGGGGGCAACATGTTGAGCGGGTCGCTGACATTCATTGTTAATATGCTTCTGGATCAGGACTCCTGCAACTTAGGCTCCTCGGTCGCGGTGAGTTGTTTTTCGATACTCATCGCCACCGGCAAGATGCCCGCTGCTGCATTCAAGCCGCCCGCCTTGGTCGCAATGTCGAGGCACTGCATGACCACTTTGGCCTGATCTTCAGTGAGTGTGACGGTCTTATTCATTGATCGGAGTCTCCTGTTGCGCTGCGAGATAAGCCTGTGTCGCAGGAATCGCGGCCAACACTGCGGCGAAGGCGGCGGCGAGTTCGGGGACTGCCTGCATGATTTCGGGCGTCAACGGCGCGGTCATCTTTTGGACGAGGCTTCCGTTGGCCAGTTCGCCGTCTGCGGTTGCGGGCAATAGCTCCACGGTGATACTGCCGGAATCAGCGGTCGGCTGGATGGCCGAGAGCGTATAGACATGGAGTTTATCGAACACCTTCGCAGGGATGGGTTCGACGGTTATGGGTGTTGGGTTGGTTAGCATAAGATTAGGTTGCGATGAGGCCGAGTTCTTGCAGGCGGTCGATGATGTCGTTGATCGCGGTGCGGGCCTCGGTGTCGATAGTGCCGCCGCCAGCGGGGTCGGCTACGGTCGCAGGACGATCCACTGGCGTTGCACCGTAGAATCCAAGCAGCGAGGAAGTCGCGCTGCCGATCTTGATGCCGCGCAGGGTGCCGCCGCCGCTTCCTGCTTCAGCGTCCAAAATAAATTCGTTGCTGGCCCAGCGGAAATTAAGCCTTTCCCAGCTTGTAGCGTTTGTATGTGTATTGTAGATCCGTAGGCTCTGGGCTGTTCCACTATTTCGGATCGCCAACACGGCGACATCGTCGAGGCCAAGTCGTGCATCTACTCCGCCGCCGTTTCCATTATAAAACAAAAGTCCTCCAGAATTGTTCGCTGCCCCAGAGAGGTATCCAAGCGTGCCTATTCCGATAGTGGGTGATCCTGTGATACTTCCAGCGTAATTTGTCAGCGAGTTAAGCACTCTTATGGTTCCAGAGACAGGGATTCGCATTCTTGTGATGCCATCGCTTTGAAGCTCAACATCCCTCGCCGTCCCGCCCGCGCTTCCCTTCTCCGTCCCGATCTGAAACACGTTGCTGCTCCACTTGAGGAACCCGCGTTCGTGGTTCGTGGCGGAGGTGAAGGTGTTGTAGATGTTGAAGGTTTGGGCCGTGCTTGCACTCCGTTGCGCCAAAACTCCAGTGCCTTCGCGCTGCAAATTGGTATCGTCTAAGACACCAAGGCGAATCGCGGCGCTGTTTGAATTTATCGAAAGATCGGCTGGGCCAAACACAGCAACATTGACGCTACGAGCGGATACACCGTTTGTCGTTGTTACAAAGTCTCCACCGCGATTGATGGCCCAGCGAGTTGAACCGTCTATTTGCCACACGGCCACGTTCGACGCGGATGCGCTGGCTGTGTTTGTAACATTAAAACGAAATCCAGTAAAAGTCGTCCCACTGGCATTCCAAGTCTGCGCCAGATCAAGCACAGGCGCGGACGCACCAGTGAGCGTGCCGTTGTTGGCGGTGAGCGTGGTGAATGATCCGCTGGATGCCGTGGTGCTCCCAATCGGCGTGTTCTGGATCGAGCCGAAGGTCGCGTTGCTGCCCGCACCCAGGCCGAGATCGGCGGCGGTGATCGGAGCGGGGTAATATGTCGAAAGGTTGGCCATAGTCTATTTTACCACGTTGCGATGGCTGCGCGTTTCCATGTGTTTGCCGCCGTGCAGACATAGATGAAGTTGGCGTCATAACGAAGTTCCCCGGCCGTGCCTGTGGCTCCTGTGGTGGCAGGAGCGGTGCCCTCCATTGCAAGAATGCCATCGAAGGTGGCGAATCCACTGTCGTCGGCCAGACGAGCTTGAAGCATTGTTCCGCTGCGCTTCAGCGCGGGGAAGCTGGTCGTGGTTCCTCCAAACTGGATGCGGTTAAAATCGGAGGTATCGCTTTGAAGACGCAAAATTCCTGCACCACTGCGAAACATGCGGAGATCGCCGCCAACGGATGTCGGGTTTCCCGTTGACCAACTAATGAAAGCACCGCTGTTTAAGACAAAGGCTCTGTTCGTTCCATCAAAACCAAGTGAGGCAATATATGTAGTAGCTCCGTCTGCTCTGGCAAAGCCAATCACGCCTGCATTTGGTCTTCCAATGACGCCATCGAACGCCCCGCTACCAACACTGAACAATGATGCGCTCAACGGAGCATCCCCCGAATCATCCGCGAGACGAACTTGCAGTGCGGTGCTGCTGCGCTTCAGCGCGGGGAAGTTAGCGTCTGTGCCGCCAAATTGAAGGCGGTTAAAATCATTTCCAGCATCATTGCGTATAGCCACAACTCCGCTTGCAGACGAGTTGATAACCATCCTGCTGGTGATTCGAATTGAAGTAGGGCTGGAAAACTCCCCGTTATTGAAAAAAGTAAAGGTGTTTGCCCCTGCCCGCAAAGTCATGTGCCGCCCAGAGCCTGTGCCCGCACCTTCTGTTCCTATTTCAAAATTTCCTCCTGCCGCGCTCCAGCGGACAAATCCACGTTCATAGTTCGATGCGTCCGTATATGTGCCGTAAATTCGGAATGTTTGGGCGTTTAGGCCGTTGGATTGCGCCAAAATGTTTGCCGCTTCGCGTGAAAGTATAATGTCGCCATTTCCCGTTCCTGTTCCAGTTCCGAACTGAAGGCTTGTTCCAACACCAACAACTCCGCTGAAATTTACACCAACTCCTCCCCCTGTTCGCGTGCGAGCCGTCCATGTAAGTCCGCTCCCGCCGCAAGTGATAATAGTTGCAGGGGTGGTTGATTCGCCGCGCCTGATTGAAAATACCTGCCCCGCATCAAGATTGATATTGAAGTAAGAGCTTGCGCTGGCGCTTGCTGTATTGGTCAACGCGAGATTCAACCCCGTAAAAGTCGTTCCGCTGGCATTCCAAGTCTGCGCCACATCAAGCGCGGGCGCGGACGCACCAGTGAGCGTGCCGTTGTTGGCCGTCAGGGTCGTGAATCTCCCCGTATTCGGCACCGAACTACCGATCGGATCAGGCGAAGCAAAGTTGGTCTTGTTGCCAAAATACGGAACCACCTTCCACCCGACCGTGGAACCAACAAAGACCAGCGTGAAAGCGGCATCCTCGACATTGCAGGTCAGATCCTCGGCCAAGGATTCGATGTTCGATCCGTTGCGGGCGATGGTGAGGTTGTTGGTGTCGAAAGTTCCCGCATAGTCGAGCACGGTGATCGTGTCGCCATTCGACGGGGTCGCGGGCAGGGTGAGGGTGAAGGCTCCGGCTGTGGTGTCGGCGGCAACTTTGTCTCCGACCGCTGCCGTGTAGTTCGCCGCCCGGATCTGGAAGTTGGCCGGATCCGCGCCCACACTTGAAGCCCCGAGGACAACATTCCCGCTCTGCCCATTGACGCTATTGACCGGATAGTCCCCGGCATATTCCCAGTCGGTCGCCAGTCCGGCATTGTTGCGTCGAATATAAATGCCCGCTACGCGGCGGTTGACCAGCCACACCCCCGTAGATTCCCGCACGAGATATGCGGCCCCGACGGCGGGGTCGCCGATCGTCACGGGCAAATCGGCAAAGGTAGCGACTTCACCCTCGAAGACGACGGCACCGCTTGACCCCGTGATGTCGAGGTTTCCGGTAAAGGGGTTGAAGCTCCAAGCCATCTTAACTCTTTAGAACGCGGGTGAGATTGGTGCCGCTGTAGGAAAAGTTGCGGGTCTCGACGACCGAGCCGTTGAGCTTATACTCGACCTTCGTCAGGTTGCTCCCCGCGTAGGTCAGCGCGATGTCGTCCCAGGTCGGAGTATTCGAGTGCATGATGTCGTTGATCTTCTGCAACGACCGCTCGGTATAGTCCTCGCGCAGCGGGGTGTTTCCTTCTGGATAATAAGCGGGCATGTTATTACTTAATACTCCGGTTCACGGACCTCGGCAACACGGCCAGGTTACTGGAGTGGTTGCTCAT